TGATTTCCACCACTTCGGAGAGCAAGGCGAAGCTGATGCGGGAAGCATCGCCCTCCGCCTTGCGCTGGGCGTTGAGCAACGCCCGGCCCTTGCGGCGGAAGAACACCGCCTGGATGCCCGAGGGCAACACGACTTCCTTGAATACATCGGTCTTGTTAGCGTCAGTCATGGTTCAGTCCTTTCTTTCAGTCTTTTCTTATTCCACGTTGGCGCGGTATTCGGCGAGCTGATCCTTGCCCGCCACCTTGTAGATGTTGCTCATGGGGTCGAACTCCAGCACGTCCTGGCCGTCGACCACCTGTTTGAGGTAGTAGCAGGCGAAGCCGGTCGGGAATTCCGCGTTGTCATGCTGCTTGAAGGTGCCGCCGGGGTTCTTCTTGAAAGCCACGGTGAGGAAGACCACCAGCGACTGCTGTTCGGTGCGGCCCTGGCTGGTGTAGGTCTCCACGTTCGCGCGCACCTGCAGCGACACGAACTTGAAGGGGTTGGCCACCTTGGTCATCACGTCCTTGTAGAAGGATGACCACTTGATTTCGCCTTCCATCTTGTCGAAGCCGCTGGGCAGTTCGATGGTGCCGACCATCCCTAAGGCCTTGTGCTCGGACATCTTGGCGGCGACATCGGGCAGCTTGATCTCCTCGGCTCGGCCCAGCAGGGTGCCGCCGTCCAGGTAGACGTTAGCGTTGGTGATGCGATTGATCTTGACGGCCATGGGTCAGCTCCTTATCGCTTGCCGAGGGATTTGAGGTAGTCGATGTTCACCCGCGTCTTGTGGGTGATGCGCTCGGCGGGGGTGGGCGGCATGTAGTCGCGGCGGAAGGTCACGTGCCCGGCGGCCAGTTCCGTGGGTTCGTTGTCCGCCGGGTCGTACCAGCAGCGCCCGTCCAGAATCGCGCCGTCGCCGATCAGCTTGCGCATGAAGCCGTTCACGCTCTCCGTCACCGAGTCGATCCAGGCATTGGTGATCGGCTGGTCGATGAACTGAAGGCAGAAGTACTCGATGGACTCGTCGATGATGTCGCCCACCGCCAGCACGTTCTCGAAGTTCGAGGGGTGCGTATCGGTCGGCCAGGCCGCCGTGCGGTTGCCCCACAGGCGCAGGCCCGTACCGAAGGAGTTGAACACCGTGGTGATGCCGACTTCGTTGAGCAGGTTCGCCTCGCAGTTGGGATCGTTGATCATGGCGCTGATGGTGCGCTCGACCCCGGTGATGCCCGCGATCTCCTGGTTGGACATGCTCCACCAGTAGCCCTTCTCGATGTCGATGGCGTTGCCCAGGCCCGCCGCCCGCTGCGAGAGCGGCTCCAGTCGGTCGGTATTGGTCGCCGCATCGTAGACCTTCGCATGCGGGTAGAACAACCGCGCCCGGCCACTGGAGGTGTTGAAGTTGATGGTGCCCGCCGGGCCGCGACCGGCAATCGCCTGGGCGGGGGTGAGGCCGATGGGCGCATCGATATAGGCCCGCGCCCGCAGGCGGTTGGCCATCGCGATCATCTCGGTGGAGACCGAGTTCAGGGTGCAGAACACCGGCGCAATCAGCCGCTTCGGGAAGAAACCGAACAGGGTGAAAGCATCCAGCAGCGCCTGCATGCCGGTGCGGCGTCCCGCAGCATCCACCGCGCCGATGATGTCGGCGGCGGTGATCTTGGTGGGATCGGCGTAGTCATAGCTCACGGCCTTGACTGCGGTCCCGGTGGCAATGGCCCCGCCCGCGATTCGGGTGAGGGTGCCGGTGGCCGCGTCGAGCTGATAGTCGGTACCTGCGACGTAGGTCACGGTGGCATCGACATTCTTCAGCACCAGGCTGGCCACCGCTGGGTGGGCGAGCTTGGCACTGCCTGCGGCATCAAAGGTCAGCGACTCATTAGCCACGCTGCTCTTGTGGATGGCCGGGTCGAGCACGTTGATGACGATCACCACGCCCGCCGTGGGGCGGCCCTGGTCGAAGTTGGCATCCAGCGCCGAGGCGATGGTGAAACCCGGCAGGTCGCTGCCGAACTGGGCGGCATCCTTATCGGCCAGCATCAGGGTGGGCACGTTCACCGGGCCGCTGGGTGCGGTGCCGATCAGGCCGGTGACTGCCGACTTGACCAGTTTGGCTGGGCGCGGGCCATCCTTGATCACGATGGTCTCAACGCCATGCAGGAAGTTGGCGGCCATGGTCATGCCTCCTGTAGAGCCGCCTCAAAGGAGGCATGAGCCCCCTTGGGGGGCAATGAACGAAGTGAATGGGGGTACATCATTATTCGGCTCCTTTCTTCTGTGTGGTGGGCTTGGCGGGGGCGGTGGGTTCATCCACCGGCACCAGATGGCCAAGGGCGATGAGGGTTTGCACGTAGTCATGCGTCTGCGGCAGCTCGACGGTCGAGCCACGGAACAGCAGCACATCCACGTCGCGGCCATCGACCCTGAGCGTCACGCTCGAATCGGTCGGGCCGTGGTACTGGTACTTGCGGGTCATGGGTTTACTCCAAGAAATTCGATGCGGGTGGAAAGCGAGGCAGTCTCCGGCTCGCCCTCCTCGATGACCGTGGTGCTGGCGACGAAATCGATGGCGTAGCGCCACTCGCCGCCTGCCTGGTCAATGAATTCGTCGTGTATGGGCTGGAGCTTGCCGAAGCCCGCCGGGGCAAAGCCCGTCAGCGCCAGGCGCACCGCTTCCAGCGTCTCGGTGATGCCCTCCTTGCCGTGCAGCGAGCGCATGACGAGCGTCACCTCCACGCCCGCGCGCCGCTCCTGCGCGACGATATCGGTGTCGAGCAGTGGGCCGTACTTCGAGCCCGCGTAGCGCACCAGGAGCGCACCGATGGGGTGATCCAGGCGGTAGCCCTCCGGGTCATCGGGGTAGAGATCCACGGCGAGATGGCCGAAGCTGGCCGTCAGCCGCTCGGTCACGGCCAGTTCCAGGGCATCGCCGGTGTTGGGCAAAAGAGTCGGCAGGGGCATCAGTATTTCTCCAGCACGTCGGCACCGAAGCGGCGGCGGCCAGCGCGCGCCACGCGCATCTTCGCGGGCTCGGGCTGGGCTGCCTGGGTGGCAGCCACGCCGATGGTGAGTGCGCCCTTCTGGATGGCAGTGAGCATCTCCATGGCCGCCTTGTAGGCGCGCACCACCGCCGGAGGCAGGTCTTCCTTGCCCTCCGGGCGGCGGGCGTAGAGCCAATGGCGGGAAATGGAGACGGCCAGCTCGCGCACCACCGTGGGCACGGCGGCCAGGGGCAGCTCGTAACGCCCGCGCAGGTAGCCGTCGATCACCTCTTCGGCGTGCGCCACGGCACGCTCGATGACCGGGAGATTCGGCTCGGTAGCGGGCGCGGTGTCGTTGGACAACTGCGCCAGCGTGCGCGCCGGAATCGCCAGGGTGAGGTCTTCGAGGGTGCAGTAACGCATGGTCGTCAGACTGCCTTCAGTTCCACCAGGGCCTCGGGGTAGAGGCACAGGGCGAGCGGGTTGGCCTGGGCTTCCAAATCCCAGCCCTTGCCCAGGCGGCGGGCCTCGGCCTTGGCGTAATAGGGCTGGCCCAGGGTGTTCACGGTCTCGTTGTAGTTGGCCGGGGCATTCACCATCTGGAACACGCCGGTGGCCACGGGGTAGACCTGCGCCACGTCTACCGGGATGAAGCGCTGGCCGGACACCTCCACGTCGTACTCGACGAACTCGATGTCGCCGTAGCGGAAGCCCCGGCGCATGTCGCCGCCCAGGCGATCCTGCGCCTCTTGGTAATGGGCGAAGGCGGCCTTGACCGTGGCGTGGCTGGTAATGGCGTCGAAGTAATCCGGGCCGCACAGGGCGCGGAAACCCGTCACCATCACGCCGGAGAGCTTCTTCTCGGCATGGCGCTTGGCGTCCAGGCAGAACTTGCGCACATCGGTGCTATCGGTGCCGAAGGCGATGTTGATGGCCTTCTTGGTGACGCCGAATTCCTGGTACAGGTCGTAGATCACGCTGCCGTCGGCATCCAGCAGCTTGCCGCGCAGCGCGCCCACACGCTGCCACTCGCGCGTGGCCTCGATGGAGTTCTTGAGGCCCTGCAGCTTGTCGTTGATGACCTTGGCTTGGGCGTTCTCCACGTTCTCGCCGCCGAAGGGGGCAAGGTTCTGCAGGTCGGCGGGCATGAGCTGGGCCGACAGGGGCAGGTGCAGGGTTTCGAAGATGCGACGCTTTCGCCCATTGCTCTTGGCGGGCGCGGGGTCGGCGGTGCGCGAGGTGTTGGGCACCAGCACCAGGCGGCCTTCCTGCTCGTCGATGACGACGGCGGTGGTGGCCACGCCCTTTTCCTGGAAGAGGCCCATGGCCCCCACCTTGCCGGGCACGGCGGGCAGCTTGTTGACCGCTGCCGTGAGGGTGGCGACGTTGAACAGATCAGCGAGGTTCATGCGGGTCTCCTTGAATTAAAGGGCGGTGCGCACAACGATGCCGCGCACTTCCAGTTGGGTAATGGCGACGCTCTTCTGCGCATCGGTGATCCCTGCGGGCCAGACCAGCGCAGACGCCTCCACACAGGCACCCCGGGCGATGACCACACCACGCGCCTCGCCCGCCGTGGCATCCACCACCTCGATGGCGACGGCGTGGGCGATCTCGCTGCCATCGGTGGCCACCGGGTCGAGGGGGTGGTACTTGCCCGCCACCCGGGCGAGCACGCCGCCCATGGCGGCAGTCGTCCCGGCGGCATGGAGGCTGGGTTCCCGGCTCCAGGCCGGATGCACCTCGGTGAGCAGCAAATCGCCCAGGGGTTTAGGGGCTTCATAGATCGGCACGGCTTACTCCTTGTGGTTGGCGGCGCGGGCTTCTGCGTCCTGCACCAGCGGATTGATTTGGGATTGCGGGGCGGTGCGGCCCTTGGTGGCCGCCTCGCCGAACTCGACCACCGGCTTCAGGTCTTCGCACAGGGTGCGCAGGGCTTTCGCCAGGGGTTGCCTGGCATCGCCCTCGCCAAACTCCACATCCTGGCCATCGGCGTTGGGGGTGCCTACCTGGTCGAGCACGGCGATGAGCACGCCCTTGTGCTTGGGTGCGAGCTTGGCGGCGGCGATCAGACCCTCCGCGAACTCGGCATTGTCTGCATGCCGTTTGGCATCCAGAGCCGCACGGTCGCGGGCGTCGCGCTCGGCGAGCTGCTCTTTGAGTTTCTTGTTCTCCGCCTCCAGGGCGGCTTTCTGTTCGGGGGTCACGCGGGTCTCCTCGGAAAAGGCGGTGGGTAGGACTGAAATTGGGGTGGGGTCTGCGTCTGGCCTGGCGGCCTCTTCCTGGGCAGCCGTGACATCCCAGCCAGGCAATGCCCGCTCGGCCTCGTCCTGGCCAAATTTCGCCAAAATCCAATCGCGCATGGAGCGGAACAGGCGGGCTACGTTGCGGTCGTTCCAGTCGCCGAACTCGACGGACTCCTGGAAGGCCACGCAGTCCGCATCACCGTCACCTTGAGCAAAGGCCGGATCGTCAAGCCCCTTCACGGCGGGCGGCTGCGCACCGAGAAAGCCCACGTGGCGCACATACCAGACGCCGGGCACGGGGTTGTTGGGGGAATCAGGGCGGTAAAACTTGGCGCTGATCTTGCCGTAGCGGCGCGCCTTCACCGATTCGGCAAAGGCCGGCTCCAGATCGCGCGGCAGGGCGAAGAGGCCGCGGGCATTGGCCGCCAGAGAGGCCACCCAGCCCTGGGCCGGGTCGTCGGTTTTGGGGTGCCCGAGCACCAGGGGCGCTTCGTGCAGCTTGGGGGCGTAGGCCTGAGCCGACGCGGCCAGATCGGCCTCGGTGAATTCGATGGTCTCGCCCGCCATCGTGGTGTGGCGACCGGGCTTGAAGATGTGGATGGCGCGCCCAACGCCGGGCCGCCCCAAGTTGGGCGCAGCCCCCTCGGGGGGCAGCGAGCATTGAGCGAGCGTGGGGGTCGATATGGTTGCGTTCATGGCCGCCATCTTGGCCGGGCCAGGTGCGCGGGGTCTTTTAGCGGGGTTTAATGATTTAATGATTGGAGGGGGCACGGCGCAGTGCGCGGGGAAGGAAGGCGTGTGAGGACGAGCCGTCTAATGCCACGCGTCGGCCTTCGCGAACGTTCGCAAAAGCGCGTCAGGCATCAGGGCGGGGAAAGGCCAGCCTGCCACAGCCCAAGCGCATCCATGCCGCTCTACAGCTTGTCAGGGTCAAGACGCAGAAACAATGTTTTGAATTCATTTGAGCTTCCTTTGTTGTCAT